ACTTAGAATTTTAAGTTTTGATATTGAATGTAATTCTATTGATGGAGAATTTCCTCAAGCAAGACGTTCAGGAGATGCTATTATTCAAATTGGTTCTACTTATACATATTTAGGTGAAAGTGAACCATATCGACAACATATTGTTTGCTTGGATGAAACAGCAAAAGTAGAAAATGCTGTAGTTGAATGGTTTGATAATGAGAAAGATATGGTTAAAGCTTGGATTGATGAAATTATTAAATATGATTGTGATATTATTACAGGATATAATATTTTCTATTTCGATGAACCTTATATTCACGATAGATGTGAACAACATCTAAATTTAAAATACGAAATTTCAAAAATTAGTAAATTAAAGAATTATGAATGTCGATTTAAAGAATTTATCTTAGCATCATCAGCACTCGGTGAAAATAGGATTAGAATGTTTGATACTCCTGGTAGAATTCATATTGACTTGATGAAAGACGTTCAAAAGACTTATAAATTAAATAGTTATCGTCTAGATTCAGTGTCATCTAATTTTATTCGTGATAAAATTACTAAAATAGAACCTATTGGAGATAATAATTATAATTTACATTGTAAAGGTATTGATGATATTTTTAATCACGATTTTATTCATATTGAATTAGTTCAAGATTATGTATCAGATGAAATTGGTCGTAAATATAAAATTTATGATATAGATTTTGATAATAAAATATTAAAAATTAAAGGTGATAATGAAATTATGGAATATTTAGATAATCCTAAACCTGGTATATTATGGTGGTCACAGGCAAAAGATGATGTAGGTCCTAAAGATATTTTTAGATTACAAAAAGGTTCACCAGAAGATAGAGCAATTGTTGCTAAATACTGTATTAAGGATTGTAGACTTGTTAATCTTCTTGTTAATAAACTGGAAGTTGTTACTAAAAATATAGAAATGAGTAATGTATGTTTTGTTCCATTATCTTTTCTATTTATTCGCGGACAAGGTATTAAATTATTTTCATTATGTATGAAAGTATATCGTGAAGAAGGATATGTATTTCCTGTACTAAAAAAACCAGATGAAAAAACTCCTAGTTATGAAGGTGCGATTGTATTTGATCCAGAACCATCTGTTGATTATGAAGCAGAAGCAGTAAAAGATTATGCTAGTTTGTATCCATCTTGTGATATACAAAAAAATATGAGTCATGAAACAATTGTATTAAATGATAAATATGATAATTTACCCGGTATAAAATACTTTAACGCAAAGTTTAGAGAATTTGATGGAAGTATTCAATATAGACGTTTTGCTAAATTAGAAGGTGAATTTGGAGTTGTACCTAAAATTTTAAGAACTTTACTTGGAGAACGTAAGGCAGTTAAGAAAATTATGAAAAAGGAAACAGATATATTCAAAAAAAAAATTCTAGATGCGAAACAGTTAGCACTAAAAGTGACTGCTAATAGTTTATATGGTTCTTTGGGTGCTGATACTAGTCAGGTAAGACAGCGAGATATTGCTGCTTGTATTACATCAACGGGAAGAGAAATGCTACACTTTGCTAAGAAATATGATGAAGATATTGTTCCAGGTTTACTTAATGGTGTAAAAGAAGCTTATTTAGAAAATGATGAAGAAAAAGTAAATCTTATATTAAAAGATGAATTGAAGGATAAAGGAATACTTGTTAAAATAAAAAAATATGTTTGTGAAGATATAACCAATTTAACTTTTCAACCTATTATTAGGTATGGTGATACTGATTCTGTATTTACTTGCTTTAGATTTCGTGAAAATACGAAGAAAGTAGGTTCTCGAACATCTTTAGAATTATTAAAGAAAATAGTTGCTTTTTCTGAAAATTTAATAAAACCCTTTATTCCAATGGAATATCGTGTGATGTGGGAAAATATTCATCAAAAATATTATTCTACTAAATTAGTGACAGAACTATGTTTACCTGAACCTCCAAAAGTAAAACCAGTACCAGAACACCATAAAACAATTTTACCTATTGAAGATAGATTTGAACAATTTGTTAAAGAATATATGGAAGAAAGTTTATTTCCATGGTTATGGACTTTACAGGATATATATCAGAAAAGATATCGAGATGATAAAATTTTCAAAGAAGTATTAAAAGTTAGATTATTTAGACAAGGAAATGAATTAGTTGAAAGGATGCGATTGGTTCCTGAAGATTTAGATGGTAATGAACAATTTGAATTATCAAATACGATAAAGCAATTTATAGATACAACTTTAAAAGATTATTGGATTCAACCTTATTGGGATTATAATAACAATAATCAAAAAATTATACGAGTTAAATTTAGAAAAGGTGGTAAAATGATAACAGATAAAAGATCTTTAACATTATCTATTGATATGGGGGTAATTACAGGCGAACTAGTTAAAAGTAGATTACCATTTCCCCACGATTTAGAATATGAGAAAACATTCTGGCCATTTTTAATTTTAACAAAAAAAAGATATGTTGGAAATAAATATGAGTTTGATCCAGATAGTTATAAACAAGATTATAATGGTATTGTATTAAAAAGACGAGATAATGCTCCTATTGTAAAAGAAATATGTGGTGGAATTATTAATTGTTTAATTAATGATAAAGACCCTATAAAAGCAAAAAAATTTACAAATGATTGTTTAACTAAAATGTTTAATAACGAATATGATATTAAATATTTTTTAACTAGTAAAACATTAAAAATGAAAGAAAGTTATGCTAATTGGATGCGTATGGCACATGTTGTTCTTGCTGATAGAATTTCTATAAGAGATCCTGGTAATTGTCCACAATCAGGAGATCGTATTCCATATGCTTATATTAAAATAAAAAATATTACAAAAGATACTTTACAAGGTGAAAGGATTGAAATACCTGAATACATTAAAGAAAAAAATTTAGAATTAGATTATAAATTATATATGACAAATCAAATTATGAAACCTGCTTTACAATTTTTAGAATTAGCTTTACCAAACGCAAAAGATATTTTTGAAAAGTGGAAAGTTAAACTAGAAAATGAAGATATAGGAAGAACAGATGTTTTAAGTTTTAACGGTATTAAAATTGTAACTTAATTTATACATTAATAGCATTATAAGATGGTAAGGATGATTTACTTTCTTGTAATATATATCTAGGTGGAATATCTAATTCATAATCATTACTATTAGTTTCAATAGTATTATCAATAGTATTATCAATAGTATTATCAATAGTATTTTCAATACTATTTTTACTTAGTATTGTTTTAATACAAACACATAAAATAGAAGTAATACTAAGAAATATAATATAAACAGCAAATAAATTATTATACATTTAATTAACTATAGATTATTTGCTTAATTATATTTTAATTTTATATAAATTAAGTTTTGTATAACCAATTTTATATTTTTTAACAAAGTGGTTTTTTTTATTCATAATTATATTCATTTTTTTATTCCACGTTTTACCATTACAAATCCATTTCATAACATTATAATTAGTCGTTAAATTATAAATATCACTAAAATCATTTATTTTAATATGTTTTAATTTTAAATCCATATTAAAATATTAAATAAATAATTTATTCATCGATTGAAATCATATTGATATCACTAGTATTAATTGAATCTGATAATTGATTTTTATTACCAATATTTATAGTAGTAGCGTTTTCTGAACTTGAATCATATCCATCAGTATGAGCAGATGAAGATAAATATGAACCAGCTGCCATTTCTGACATATCAGACCTCATACTTGGCATACTAGGAGAAGATACATTACTTAAAACATCTGACATATCCATTAATGTTTCAGAAGTTAGTACACTACTTTTAAGTTTATTGTTTTTACTATTAGCACTTGATGAAGATGATGATGAATCACCTCCTCCTTCTTGATTTATATATTTTTTTTGATATTCATCATTATTTATAAAAGGTGAAGTAGCAGACACCTCAGTATTAATATTATTTAAAATAGTTGATGTTTCGGAAATAGTACTTTCTATATTATTTAAAATATTTAAATTTTTAATATTCATAACAGAATTATTTTTAACTGGTGATTTAAAATTATGTTCAATAGTAGTTGTAGTTTCTAAATTTTCAGTAGTTGTTTTATTATTATAAGAAGTAGCTGATAAATCTTCAGTTCTTATATTATTAAACATTGATGTATTATTTACAGTTGTCTCTGAATCATTAGCAACATTATCAACATTATTATCAACATTCTTATGAACATTATATTTTTTATTTAATTCAGAATTTTTCATTGTTTCTGATGTATCAGATAATATTTCAGACATATTATTTATTAATGATGGTTCTACCATTGTTGATGTAGCAGATACAGTTAAATCAGGAGTTACACCCTTAAAAGATTTTTCATTAATTTTATTTAAGTTTATATTAGGATTTTCAATAGGAATAAGAGGTGGTGTTTTTTTAATACCTTCACTTGAAAAAAGTTTAGCAAATTCATGATTATATTGATTTAAATGTTCAAATTTTGTATTGTTTGTTCTTTCTTTAAAACTTGTTAAATAATGTTTTTTAGTTTTAGTATTAGTATTAGTATTAGCAGTTGAAGTACTAACTAAATTACCCATTTATATATAGTACACTAGAAAATTTTTAAATTAAAAAATCTAAATATTAGTAAATGAAAGATTCTATTTTAATTTGTACAATAATAATTTTAATTTATATATTTTTATTTATAAATAAATCTAATTTAAAATTAGTTGAATACGAAAATGAAAAAGTATTAGTGCGTGACTTACCTAATTCTGATGTATCTGTAAAATTATTAGGTACCTTAATTAAACGAATGTATTTATTAAGAAACTATATTGTTAGCAATAAAAGTTTATTTTCTGATAATTTAGAAAATATAAATCTATTAGAAAAAAATTTTAATCGTAATCGTACATTAATTTATGAAAATACTCCTTATTCAGATTACACCTCATATTCTGTAAATAAAGGTGAAGAATTTGTTTTTTGTTTAAGATGTAAGAAAACAAATAATTTACATAATATAAATTTATTAGTTTATGTTGCTGTACACGAAATGGCTCACGCTGGATGTAAAGAAGTTGGTCATACACCTTTATTTAATAAAATTTTTAGATTTTATTTAGAAAAAGCTATAGATTTAGATCTCTATTGTTATGAGAATTATTCAGTAAATCCGGTAAAATACTGTGGAATGGATTTATATACAAATATATTAAATCCTAAATATATTAACAAAGGACATTTTTATAAATGTAGAGAAACAAATTTAAAAAATTGTAAATGTTATAATATTTAATATTATAAAAAATTAAAATATCAATTTAAATATATGAATAACCCAATAAAAATTATCCATAAATTTAAAAATAATAATAAAAGAATTCAATATAATATAAATATTTTTCTTGGTGGATCTGTTAATGAAGATATTTTAAATATTTTAAAAAATATTAAAATAAAGCGGTTTTATGAAACATTAACATTTTTATCAAAAAATAAATTTGAATTATTAAATAGTTATTATGGAAATATGTGGTATAAATTTTTTTTTAATAAATATCATATTATTAGTGAAATTAATAATATATTAAAAAACAGTACAAAGAAAAGAGCAATAATTGATAAATTTGGAAAAGAATGGTTTCAAAAACATTTTGAATCAGATAATATAAAAAAAGTCGAATATTCATTTGCTGCAAATTATTATGATTATTTAATAGCTCGAAATAAAATAAAAACAAAAACAAAAAAACAAGATATGGATTTTACTACTTATCAATCTGGAGGTAATGACGATAATGAAGTTACAAATGAAAATATAGATGATAAATTAAGCGAGGAAGATGAAGATACAGAAAAAGAACAAACTTCTGAAGATTTAGATGATGAAGTTGCTGATGATTTTGATTTAGATGAATTAACAAAATTATATTCAATGGATAATGTCGAAACAAGTAAAGAGGCAAAAAATATATCTAAATTAATTAGTGAAGCAACTAAAGATAGGTCTTGGGTAAAAGAAAGCAAAAAAATAGAAAATAATTTTAATGATAAATTAGAAAATTTACAATATGATACTAAATTAGAAGATATATATGAAAAAACTTATATTTTTGATGAATTTATATTTATGGATGATAATATTATTACACTTAAAAATAAAGTATGTTCGTCTTTATCTTTAAATAAAAAATACGGGGAATTAAAATTTTTACCAGAATATCAATATTTTTGGACGGAATATAATTTAAATAATCAAACTGATAGAATTATGATTGGACAAAAATTTATTAGAAGAAATGAATTAATTAAAATTGATATTCAACCAAATGATAATATATCAGTATATGAAAATCTTAGAAATAATTTAGGATATTTAAAAGAAGGATTTGGTATTAAAATTAAAAGAGAAGACGACGAAGCAAAAATTATTAGAGATTATAAAGACTATATGAATTATAATGAAATTTATATGATAGATTTAATTAATGAAGTAGGTATAAACTATAATAACGATGCTGAAAAAAAAAAAAATTTATATGAAGTTTATATTAATATATATTTTCCTTTTATTACATATGAAAGATTTGATAATATTTTAAATTTTTTAAATAATAAAGATACACGAGAATTAGATAAAAATATTGTTAAATTTAATATAATTAAAAATGATAATAAACTAGAAAAAGAAATATATAACATTATTGAAGATACTAAATTAGAAGAAGATAAATATAATAAATATTTTGATGAAACTCATATTTTACAAACAATTATTCATGTTAATTTAACAAATCCAAAAAATATTACAGGTACTGTATCAAAAGAAAAATTTGATTTATATAAAATTTTTGATAACTTTGTTGTTAATGATATTTATCCATTTATTCAATATCAATCTGGTAATTCTGAATTAACATATAAATTTTTTACTCAAACAAAAAAAATAGACGATAAAAATATTTTATCAAAATGGTTTGATAATGCTCCTTATGGTATATCATTTAAAATTAAAATAGAAGAAAATAAATTTATATCAATAAATTTAAATGAAAATTGTAAAATAGAATATAAAATTACATGGATGGAAGCAAATAAAGCAACGGTGGATGATATTCAAGAATCTTATAAATACATAATTAATCTTATATTAAAAATTAATAATGAAAATAAAAAAATAAAAATTATTTTACCAGATGATGATGATTTTAAATATGCTTTTATAAATACAATTCAAAAATTTACTATACCTGATAAATTTAAAATTAATCATAATGATCTTTCTGATTTTGCTAGATTTTTTTATACATATATTTCTTTAGTTATTGAACCAAAAAAAAGAAAAGGAAAAGATAGTAACTTGGATGTTTCAAGTAAATATGGTACATATTTAAGATATAAACGTGTAAGTAATTATGAAAATAAAATGAAAATGTATTTGAGAATATTATATTTTTTAAGAAATTATGATATTTCTGATAGAGAATTAGTTGATGAAATATCAAAACAATTTAATATTACATTAGAAAATGCGGCAGAAGAATTAGATCAAGTTAAAAATAAATTTTCAAAAGTTATTGATAAAATTAAATCTAGTTCAAAAAAATTAAAAACTATGCCAAAATCTAAACCTCCTGGAATTGGTATTGATATTCAAGGAAGAAGTGTTGATAAATATAAAATTAGAATAGCTGGTGCTAGAAGTAAAGAACAACTACAAGAAATTATATCATTTATTAAGGTGCTAATATATATATATATTGAAACATATTTAACTAAAAGACCAAAATTTCAAAAAATTAAAACAACTTTGACTAAATTAAATAAAATCGCTAAAAGAAGAAATAAAGTTAAAGAAGTTATGGATTATGAAAATGAAATTTCAAAAGTTAAGGAAATTACATCATTAGATAAAAAAAGATTAGGATTTAGACCAGAAGAAGGACAAAATCAATGGACTAGAAGTTGTCAAAATAGTGGGGACGATAAAAAAAGAAGACCTTTAATCACTAATAATATTAAAGAATTAACAAAACGTGGTTATAAATATAATTCAAAAACTGAATTTTATGAAAAACAATTTATGGCAAAAGGTCAAAAAAACAAACTTGTAACTAGAGCTGTAAAATTAACAGACGAAGAAGGTAATTATAATTTTTATACTTGTGACCCTGATGAAAATATAGAACATACATTTATAGGGTTTTTATCTAAAAGTAATAATCCAAATGATTTATGTATGCCTTGTTGTTTCAAAAAAGACCAAATGAATAGTAAGGCAAAAAAAAATTATTATTTAAAATGTATTGGTGATAAAAAAAGCGATGATAAAATAGAAAAAGCAGCAACAACTGATTTAACAGATAAAGTTTATATTTTACAAGATACAAATAAAATTCAAGAAGGAAGATTTATTTTTCTTCCAAAGTATCTTAATGAATTTTTTAATAAAGTATGGAAAAATGATAAAAAAATAAAAAATCATTATTTAATTGAATCTAATTCTGGATATTATTTTAAATTTACCGTTAAAGATAATAATTATTATTTTTTAGCAGCTCTAGCAAATTGTTTTAATACAACTGTTGATGAATTAAAAAATTTAGTAGTTAAAGTATTGACTGAAGATAAAGATGATAAAATGTTTACATACCTAAATAATGGTGATATATGTTCTATTTTTACTAAACCTGAATTTATTAAATATATTAAAAATAGTAATTATTTAGAATATGATATTTTAGGAGAATTATTAGCTATTCCAAAAGTATTATCTCAAAAAGGTATTTTTTATTTTATTCTTGAAAAAAAAATTAAAATCGTTAAAAAAGACTTGGAGAAAAATAAATTTATTGAAAATTATTATATTAAATGTTTAAATCCAGAAAATAATTATTATATTGAAGAAGACAGAGAGTATATTATATTATTAAAAGAAGGTAAATATTATTTTCCTATTTATAAATTAACAAAAAGAAAAACAGATAAAAAAATAGATTTACAAAAAAAATATGACAATAAAGAAAATAATAATGTTTTAAAAGAATTATTTTTATATTATAACAAAAGTTGTTTAACAAATATAATTAATAATATGTATGAAAATATACATTTAAATTCTAAAAATTTAATTAATAGATTAAAAAATAACTACAAAATTACAAATCAAATTATTGATCTACGAAATAAAGTACAATATATTGAAATTAATAATAAAATATTTTTACCTACAATGCCTTCAGGTTCTCATTTAGATTTTAATATAAAACCACTTAGTTTTTTAGATAATAAAAAAATATTATCATTAAGTGATACAATAAAAGAATTAATTAAAATAGATAAAATTTTAAATTTAGATTATAAACCAAAATTAATATATTATGATAAAAGTAAAAAAGGTACATCGCCAAAATATAATATAACGTCAATATTGCTAAAAAATAAATTAATTATACCAATTAAACATGAATATTTATCTAATACACAATTTAAGAAATATGGATTATCTTATGAATATCAAACATTAGAAAAAATTGTTCAGGAAGCAATTGATAATAATAAACCTACTAATGATGGTAGAGATTTACGCGTTAAAAATACTTTATATAAAAATGAAGGTTATAATTTATTTAGATTAGAAATGTCATTATATTTTAGTGAAAATAGTAAAGATAAAAATTTAATTGATAATATATTAAAAAATAAAGATATTAGTAAAAAAGATAAAAAAGTAGAAATATTAGAAATACTTGTTAGAATAATAAATATTAAATTAGAAAGTAAAATTGTAATACCTACTAAAAAAAATTCTTTATTTGAAATTTCAAAAACTTTACCAAATTTAGAAACATATTCTATTTCTAATATTCGCGATTACTGTAAAATTAACAAAACCAAAGAAAAATGTAATACTAATTTACATTGTACTTTTATTGGCGATACTTGTAAATTTAATATGTATGATAAGTACGGGATTGAATATATTAATCGGTTATTAGAAGAAATTATACAAAACGATATTAAATATAAAGAATTAATACAAGAAGATAATTACTATGTATCTGATATTGTAGACCATACACAATATTCTCAACGACCAAATCAAAAAATTATAAAAACTACAAATTTTAATATTAAAAAAATTATGAGTGAATTATTTGGTAAAGATTCAATGCCAAAATTAGGAATGAAAAGATTAAAAAAAATAACTAAAAATGAAGATGAAACACCGGAATTAATAGTTTTAGGTAAACAATATATTCAAGAAATTATTTCAAATAATAACTCTATTATTAGAGCATATATAAATTCATATTATTGGATTAACAATAATTTATATGATATCGAATCTAGAAATCTTGGTTATATATCTGATTTACAAACTAATATTACTAATTTATTTAAGGCTAATATTATTGATTATATTCAAAATAATAAGGCGAATAAAGATTTTTCAGATGATATTAAAAAATATTTCGAAAATTCTAAAAATTTCTTTGATTCAGCAATTAATAAATTTAGGAAAAAAAATACAAATACTGATGGTATATTAGAATTAACAATTTTAAGTTATCTTTTTGATTATCCAATAGTTGTATTTGATAATTTTAATAGAGTTAAATATATTTATTCAAATGGAACTGTTAAAGTTTCTGAAAAAACTAGTGAAAAATATACTGATAAAAGTAAAAGATATAATACAATTTATTTAAAATTTAATTACGAAGGTACTAATATAATACCAAAAAAAGTATTTTCTATTTATTATTTAAATTAATAATTTATAATGATATATAGATATGTCATTAAAAGAAAAATATTTAGAAGAAATGATTGAAAAACAAATTAAAGATTGTGATGATAAATATAAACTGTCTATTTCAGATATGAAAAGAATTTTAAAATATATAAATTATTCTATTTTTGATCTAAATCAATGTTGTTTATGGTCTGGATACATTACAAATAATAAAGGAAAATATATTAATTTTTATTTTAATAAAAAAAAAATAGCTATTCACAGATTATTGTATTTAAACTTTGTAGATAATTTATATGAAAATCAGTATTTAACTTATACTTGTTGTAATAAAGGGACTTGTTGTAATTTAAATCATATTATGGTAAAGAAAAAAATTATAAAAAAACAAATAAAAGAAAATAAAAATAATAATAATATAGTTTATTTTGATTAAGTTTTCTTTATTATATTAATGAGTGATAAACCTATAGTTAAAATAAATGGCGGATTTCCTCCAATAAAAGATACTAAACCAGTAAAAAAGGAAAAAGAAAAATCATTTAGTAAAGAAAGAGGTTTTGCTAGTAGTAATTTAAAAACTGTAAATATTAGTAATATCCTAAAAGCAAAAAAAGAAGATATTATTAAAAAAGATAAAGTAGATTTAGAAATTGTTGATTCATTATAAATTATAATAATAATTTATAATTAAATAAATCTATACCAACTTCTCTAATCCAAAAGAGTCAGAATTGCATTCACTTTATATTCTTATTCAGAGCTGCTTTCATCTTCTTATAACTATCATCATCAAAAAAGTCAAAAGATCCATATGAATCCCCATCGATTTTGTACCAGCCGTGTTTATTTAAATGATCTTTCCACACTATACCTTTATACTCCGAAGAAGGTCCCCCGATTGCAACCACAGTTCCATTAGCATCGTGAGGTTTAGCCTCACACTCGGAATCATCGCACATACTCCATAAACCATGATCAAACCTTTTGCGCTGAGTCTCCGTACCTCTTATCGCTGTATTTAACCATCCGTCCACATCTTCAGCATTCATATGCAAATAAGGTCTTCTTAAAGCGGTGTTATCTAATAGAACAACATTATTTTCTACCGCTTCACCATTTGCAAATTTGCGCGTTCCAACTCTTGTAAATATTTCTAGTGCTGGTGTTCTATATGATGTTGGTTCCCATTGTTTTCCTTCATCATTCCATTTAGCCTCTACTTTTCCACCAAATGCTATTCTATCTCCTCCCGCTGCATTATCTCTGCTAGTATCAATAGTCATAACACCAGCCAATCCACTATATATTCTAAATTCACCTCCATTATGTTTTATAAAAATTCTAAAGTAGTCCATAAAACTATAATTAGAACCAAAAGCCACCGAACTGGCAAGTATTTTTAATGGTCCCTTTTCGGGATTGTCGTCTCGGCCGTGTACATAGACTGCGGTCCTCAGAACTTTTGCCACTAAGTCTTTTTTTATAATAATATTCTCATATACGTCTATTTCTAAACCACCGGTATTTGGATTATCACTATTACCTGATATATGTAAGCCCTTGTCATCTTTATGTAGTACTGACGGTTTCTCAGTGCCCCGCCCCGCCTCGCCTATTAAAACTAATTGAGCACCCGGCTGCCCAGTTTCATTTCTAATTATTAGTCTAGTTTTTCCCTTGGGTGGTGTGTGTATCTTTATACATTGATTAGGTCCCGGCCCTATTTCATAGCTATGATCATCCTTACTACCTTTAATTATTGGACCATTACCAACAGAAAGTGTACCTTCTATTATAACATTCGCTGGGATTACTAATGTACCAGAAGCATCTGGATTAGCGCTATTATGTTTATGATAATTTTTACCAGTTAATAATGATTTAGAAATAGCACCCAAGTTTCTAATAGAATCGACATCTATATCGTATATTTTATTTAC